GAGAGAAAGAATATTTAGTAACTGTGTAAACTTAATAAAAGAGTTACAAGGTATTCCTCTTTCAAAGACTAATCCAGAGGATGTCGATACGAAAGCTTCTGACCATGCTTATGATGCACTAAGGTATATGATAATGAGCAGACCTAAGATGGACCATCCTTATGATAGAATGTTAAAAATAAAATCAGACATATATCAACCTTCAGATAATAGTTTTGGGTACTAAATGGAAGACAATACATTTTTAAATGCTAATAATTTATACGAAGATGTTGAAGGTGAAGCTGGAAAGACATTAAGTTTAGAAGAAGACCAACAAAGAAATCTTATAGGAATTATTAAAGGTAGATATGCTCAAGCAGAAAATGCTAGAGATGTTGCTGAAAAAAGATGGATAAGAGCATATGAAAACTATAGAGGTTTGTATGCTAAGAATGTTAAATTTAGAGAATCTGAAAAGTCTAGAGTATTTGTTAAGATAACTAAAACAAAAGTATTAGCAGCTTTTGGACAATTAGTAGATGTTATTTTTGGTACAGGTAAGTTTCCTATCGGTATAGGAGAAACTAAAGTACCTGAAGGTGAAACGGATATGGCTCACCTTGATATTAATAATCCGAATCCTAATATTGAAACAAGCGAACCTCAAGAAATACCTGATGATATAGGTAATAGAATTGATAGTCCATATGATGTTGGTTATGAAGGTGATGGTAGAACTTTAAAACCCGGAGCATCTTTTTATAATGGAATTTTTGAAGATAGTTTAGAAGACCAAGCACAAGATGCTGGTATATTAACAGATGGAGCAAGTGCTAATCCTCAAGCATTAGAATTAAATCCTGCACAAAGAGCTGCACGGAGAATGGAAAAACTTATCCATGACCAAATAGATGAATCTAATGGTTCTTCTGAAATAAGAAATGCTCTTTTAGAATCTGCTTTACTTGGTACAGGGATTGTAAAAGGACCATTTAATTTTAATAAAAAATTACATAAATGGGATATAAACGAAGGTGGAGAGAGAGAATATAATCCATTAGAAGTTAGAGTGCCTAGAATAGAGTTTGTAAGTTGTTGGGATTTTTATCCTGACCCTTCAGGCACTACAATGGATGAATGTGAATATATTGTGCATAGGCATAAAATGAATCGTAGTCAATTAAGACAATTACGAAATATGCCATATTTTGATGAAGATGCTATTCGTGAAGCTATTCAAATGGGTGCTAACTATATTGAAAAAGATTACGAGTATGCTATTAGAGATGATAATAGAGCTGAAGAAGATTATCAAACTAACTTTGAAGTTCTTGAATACTGGGGAATTATGGATGCTGAGTATGCAAGAGAAGTTGGGATAGTACTTGATGACTCTATAGATGATTTAGATGAAGTACAAATAAATGCATGGATATGTGGAGATAAATTACTTAGAGCTGTAATTAATCCATTTACTCCATACAGAATACCTTATCATGCTTTTCCATATGAAAGAAATCCATATAACTTCTTTGGTATTGGTATAGCAGAAAATATGGATGACAGTCAGCAAATTATGAATGGTCATGCAAGAATGGCTATTGATAATTTAGCAATGTCAGGTTCATTAGTATTTGATGTGGATGAGTCTGCTTTAGTTGGTGGACAATCAATGGAAATATATCCGGGTAAGATATTTAGAAGACAAGCAGGAATGCCCGGACAAGCAATACACGGATTAAAGTTTCCTAATACATCACAAGAAAATTTAATGATGTTTGATAAGTTTAGGCAACTTGCAGATGAGCAAACTGGAATACCCAGTTATTCTCACGGACAAACAGGCGTACAAAGTATGACAAGAACTGCTTCTGGTATGTCAATGTTACTTGGAGCATCAAGTTTAAATATTAAAACTGTTGTCAAAAATCTTGATGACTTTTTATTAAAACCATTAGGCGAATCATATTTTCAATGGAACATGCAGTTCTTAGAAGATGAGCTTGATGTAAAAGGTGATTTAGAAGTTAAAGCTACTGGTACAAATAGCTTGATGCAAAAAGAAGTACGAAGTCAAAGATTGACTATGTTCTTACAAACTGCACAAAGTCCAGCTATTGCACCATTTGTTAAAATTTCTAAACTTGTAAGTGAACTTGCCTATAGCTTAGACTTAGACCCAGAGGAAATACTTAATGACCCTGAAGAAGCAGCTATTATGGCACAAATAATAGGAATGCAAAATGCTGGACAAAATACTGGCGAGGAAGTTGAACCCGGTGGTCAACAGTCCCCAATGGGAGGACCTGAAGGAACACCTCAACAACCTCAAGAACTTGGACCTACAGGCAATGGTGGTGGCAACATCGGAACAGGAAATGTACCGGCTGCAGGGGAGACTACGTTTGCTGGGACTCCTAGAGCAGTTACCGGAACAGGTGAAAGAAGCACTTAACAGAATAGAGGAAAAATAATATGTTAGATTTATTAGATACAATTATGAAAATAGTAGGCGTAGTGCCTTGGGTAATTTCAATATGCTCAATGATAGCTGCACTAACACCTACACCCCTTGATGATAACTTAATAGGTAAAGCTTATAAAGTTATTGATTGGTTTGCTATTAACATAGGAAGAGCAAAGGAGAAATAATGGCAAAAGAATTTCCAGACTTAACAGGTGATGGAAAAGTTACTCAAGCTGATATATTAAAAGGCAGAGGAGTTTTCCAAGAGGGTGGTTCTATGGATGACCAAATGCAAATGGCTATGGGACAAAACATGCTTCCAGACGAAGAGATGGAAGATAACTATTTAGATTTTATAATTGACGAAGCATTAGACGAAGAAGAAGAAAGTATGCTTATGTCAAAACTTGAACAAGATGAGCAACTATCTATGCTATTTGATAAAGTAATAGAAGTTGCTTCAGAATTTGCTGGGTCTGGTCCTGTAGAAGGTCCGGGTTCAGGAGTCTCCGACAGTATACCTGCAAGGTTGTCTGATGGAGAATTTGTCTTTACTGCAAAAGCTACAGAGCAAATCGGAGCTGATGAATTGATGCGTATGATGAAAGATGCTGAAGCTGATGCAGATAGACAAGGTATGCAGGAAGGTGGCATGATGATGGAAGAAGAAGAGGTTGACCAATTTGGAAGACCTATTGATTCTGATATAGCTCGTGATGAGTTAAAGAAAAACATGATGTCAGTTAATCCTCGCTACCGATAAGCGATAGAGCTACCCTATTAGCATAGGCACTCTATTATATTAACCCTTGAGGCTACCTTTACAAGACAAGCCCTGCACGTGCACAACGCAGCTACCTTGTTTACGAAGCCCCGACTAGGAGAAAGAATATGACTAATGAAGTCCAAAAAGAGGAAACGCCAAATCCTTACAATTATAAAAAATCTTGGCATGAAGGTAATGATAAACCTTTTGAATCAGCAGATGGGTTATACTTTGATAAGCCAGAAGATAAGAATAAATTATTCAAATCTAATAGCATTGAAGAAGCAGTAGACCCTGATAACGTTAATCCAGAAGGATTGGAATCTAAAAAGGATACACCTTATAAGAAACCAGACTACAAAAAACGTTATGATGATTTAAAAAGACATTATGATACTAAACTTAATGAGTTTAAACACAGAGAAGAAGAGCTATTAACTCAAGTTCAACAACCTGAATATGTAGCTCCAAAGACTGAAGAAGAACTAGAAAAGTTTAAAACAGATTATCCTGATGTCTACGAAGTAGTAGAAACTGTTGCTCATATGCAATCGGAGTCTAAGGCAAAAGTTCTAGAAGAACGTCTTAGCAAACTTCAACAACGTGAACAAGAGTTATTACGAAGAGATGCAGAAAAAAGGTTAATGGATAGACATCCTGATTTTGAAGATATTAGAAACAGCGATGACTTTCATGCATGGGCAAAAGAGCAACCGGATTCAATTCAGAAATGGATTTATTCAAATGCTGATGATGCCGATTTAGCTTCACGTGCTTTAGATTTATTTAAAAGAGATATTGGTATGGATGTTCCTAAAGAGACTAAGTCATCTTCTAGGACTAAAAAATCTGCTGCTGATATGGTGTCAACTAAAACAACAACAGTTGAACCTAAACAGGAAAAGATTTGGTCCGAAAGGGAGATTGCTGCAATGAGCATGGATGAGTTTGATAAGTACGAAGAGGAAATATCAAATGCTATGCAAGAGGGCAGAATCGTTAAGTAAACTATTATAACACATAGGAGAAAGTATCATGGCTCAATATTTTGAACCCTCAACCGATACCGATGCTAACTTTGCTAACTCCGTAAGTGGACAAACTAATAGCTACTTCCTACCTAGTATTTATTCTAGAAAGGTTTTAAACTTTTTTAGAAAGAGCTCAGTAGTAGAAGCTATTACAAACACCGACTATGCTGGTGAAATATCTGCTTATGGAGACTCTGTAAAGATTATCAAAGAACCTGTAATTTCTGTGTCTGATTACACAAGAAATTCAGATACAACTGAAACTAGATTAACCGACCAAGAGATTAACTTAGTTGTTGATAGTGCTAAAGCTTTTAAATTCATCGTAGATGATATTGAAAGTAATATGTCACATGTTAACTTCAAAGAGGTTGCTACATCATCTGCTGCATATGCATTAAGAGATTCATATGATGCTGCTGTTATAGCAAACATGTTCTCAGGTGTTTCAAGTTCATCACCAGACCATATCTTAGGTGCTGATGCTGCTGCTGCTACTCAAACTATGGGTCAGCATCAAGGTGGCACAAATTCTATTGATTTAACTGGTTCTGATGGAACAGGAACTGACCC